CGCATCCAGTCATGTATTTGTGTCCATGCACGAAGATCTTCATCAACAAGAAAAGTAATGTTTAATGTATCATAAGTTAATTTTTCGCCAGGAATATACATCTCAACAAATGGTGTTGGTTTGGGAATTTCAGTAAGAGAGATTCCTGGTAAATTTGCAGTTTGACAAAAATATGTCATTCCTGGCAATCTATCAAAAGTAATTCTAAATTTTGTTGACTGTAATAAGTCGACGTTATTTGGATTGCGTGTCAGTGCTGTCATCGATAAGTTTCCGTAGGTCTACGATATTCTCTTTCTCAATAAGATCAATAATAAAATTCGTTAAATCTATTTCTTTACGAATAAAGAACAATTTTTTATTCAGTTCTTCTAATTTTTCTGAGTAATAATTTAACTCCTGCTCTTTTTGTCGCCGCAGGTCTTTTAGATCAGATAGAAGAATAATCTTCGCCATATTCATTATTTAGTGAATAAAAAAGGGGGACTGTTTCCAGTCCCCCAATTCGTTTTGCCTTATTATTATTAGTAAATTGGCAAACTTTTTATCAACTATTACTGGTTGATGTTCAACACTTCGAACTTGCGGTAGTACACGTTTGTGCCGTTTGATAGAGCACCAGTGCCTGCTGTAGTTGCGAATGGATTTGCTACGAGACCATAACGTGTCTTGAAGCCAACTTTTGGTTGGTAAGTCGTTGGGTCGATAGCACGTACCATTTGTAGAGGAACGTATGGGCAGTAGAACAAGCCAGCATCATAAGGAGTTGATCCCTTATAACCGACAACAACATAGTCTGCACCAGCAACTGAATATGGGTCAACATAAACTTTGATACGTCCGAAGAGTGTACCAGCGAATGTGTTGCCTGTATCATCAACTGTTAGATTGGTGTTGTTTGATAGTGCTGAGTTGTAGTCTAGAAGACCTGTCATTGCAAGAGCTGATGCTGCATCGGTTGAAAGGATGAGCATATTACCCTTACCACGACGAGTGTCCTTGGCGATCTTGTTTGCTGCTCTTTCGATTGCGAACAAGAGTGACTTATACTTCTCAACCTGCCAGCGTCCGCTTGTGTCGCTTGATGAAGATAGATTGAAAGTATTTGATGTTACGCCAACAATACCTACGTTAGCAGTTGCATAGATCGTACGAACAACTTCGCGGTTGATTTCAGCTAGAATTTCAGTTGACAAAATATTTGTCAATTCTGTTTCTGCATCGAGACCATGAATTGCTTTGAGATCTTGCGCAAGTTCTAGCGTATAGGCTGCTTGTAGACCACGTGTATTTGCTGTAACAGCAACACGATCGATTTGGAAGCCCATAAACTTCATGGTTAGATCTTCACCAGCAGATGTATCCAAACCGAAGCCTGTGTTTGCTAGACCGTAGATTGATGAGTTAGCATTACCAGGATTGACTGCCGTGCTGAATGCAGTCATTGTGCCGTTACCAGAGTGAGCGTTGTTTGCTTCTCCGAAGAGCGCTTCACCGCCACGTGCTGATGACGTTGCAAAGGTTGAACGCATTGCGAAAATCAAACCTGTTGGACCAGTCATTGGCTGAACGCCGCAGATATCATAAGCCATTAGGTTTGGTAGTGCACGACGAACTAGACCAATAAGAATTGGATCAAATCCTGTTACGCCTGTGTTGACTGTTGATGTAAGACCGCTTACGCCTGCAGAACCCATGGCATTAGCAGGTGATGCTTCCCATAGGTTTGTCATTGCGCGGGTTTCTTCCATAAGAGCACGCTCTTGATTTTCTAGAACTAGAGCAGTTACAGCGCGCTTGTAGTTGTCTGTAATCTTTGGGAGTTCTGGGTGATCAAGAACTGGTGCCCACTTCTTTGCATATGTTTCGTTAATATACATTTAGTGATACCTCAGTTAAATTAAATTAGGCTTTTGGAGCCGTTTTTGTGATTGATTGAACATAACGAGACATGATTGAATTACGAATTTCTTCTACTTCTGGAGATTCAACAGCTGTTTCTTGAATTTCCTTAACCTCACTCTTCACGTTTACTTTACTTGGGAAGTAGTTCTCGCGTAGTACTGCGAGCTTATTATCAAAATCACCTTCTGTGGTGAACTCCACACTCTCTGCGAGTGATTTCATTTTCTCAGCTTGAACGGCTGTTAGACCTTCGCAAGCGAGATTGATTGATTTTGCTTTCTTGACTGCATTGATTTGTTCTGTAAGACCAGCAATTGCTTCATCTTTTGATGCAGCAGACATTTCTAGTTCTACAACTTTAGCAGCAAGCTCTTCGGCAACATCGACTTTCTCTTCTGGAATTTCGATGTAGTGCTCAGCAAATAGATTCTTGAGACCATTGATGAAGTCTTCAGATAGTTCTGCGCGAAGACCTGTCTCAATAGCAACTTCATTTTCCTTGACCCACTCTTCAACGACATAGTTGAGATACTCATCAACTTGGTCGGCGAGTTCAGTCTTAATTGCGTCAACTGCTTCGTTAAGAATATTATCGTTCTCAGAAAGAACTTCTTCAACAATCTTCTCTACGCGAGATTGAACGGCAGTTTCAAAAATAAGAGTTGCTTTAACACGGAAATCTTCAGAAAGAGATTCGCCATTGAAAAGAGCATCGATATCTTCTCTCATTGAGCCACGATACTTTTCAACCATCTCTTTTTTCATTAATTCTTGCATTTCTGCGACATTATCTTCTAAATTTTCTTCCGAAATGTTATCGGAAATGTCATCAGCAATGGCTGCTTCTTCTTCAGTGGCTGCTTCTTCTTCAGTGGCTGCTTCTTCTTCAGTGGCTGCTTCTTCTTCAGTGACAACTTCTTCGCCTTCAACTTCGGCTTCTTCAGCCTTAACTGAACCAGCATCAACTGGATTCTTCTTAAGAGCTTCTTCTTCTTCATCGCCGACTTTCTTGGCTGTCTCAGGAGCCTTCTTCATTGGCTCTGCTGGTGCGCCCGTTACACCTGGTTTTGGTGCTTCTTTCATTTTAGCAGAAGCAGCCGCACCAATTGCTGTGGACTGTGATTGTGGGGTTTGTCCGCCGAGATCCTGAACTTCGGCTGAAAGTGTTGCAGCTGGTTCTTTTCCTGCATTCATAGATGCCTTGAGGATTTCAGCAGCAGATTCAGATAATGTTTTAGCCATTTGTTTAAACTCCTAAAGAAGTAATATTATTTATAAAATTTAAAGTTTTGACACGAAATTCTCAAAAATCTTTAATGAGATTTCGTCGATTTGTTTTTGCTTTGCGTTCTTGATTTGTTCGTAATAAGCATTGACGTCAATTTCTTTTACAATGCCATTATCCCAAACCCACTCTTTGCCTTCCATAATACCTGAAACGAAAGCACCTGGTGCGGACGGATCCGCGACAATATCTGCTGCTGTAGCGAGATAAAAGTCATCCTGAACAATGTTGACACCACCCTCGTTTTTAACGGAGCCCATGCCACGCGATGACACACCAAGAGTTGCACCGCCTTCCATTAGAGACTTGGCGATTTTACCCATTGGTGTTTCAAGAATTTTCGCCTTTCCTACGAAGACATTACCATCTTCCTTGAGGCTTGTGATTAGATGCGAAACGCGATCTAAATTGATTGTTGGTGACTCTGGATGACCCAACTCACCAAATGCACGATTCTTAGTAACATATTCTTCATTGTAACGCTTTACTTCGTTAGCAAGAGTTTCTTTGCGATACATACGACCATTGCGGTTTTTTGTTTCTGAAACAAGAAATGGTCCTTGAATGTAAAGTGTTTTGACACCGTTTTTTTCTTCAGTGACTAACTTTACTTCTTCAATATTCTCTGTAATTAATTTCATTTATCTTAGTCCTAGTGATGCGCGTCTACGAAGTGAACGCTTTCTTTTAATTAATGCTCTCGCCATTTTTGCTCTACGTTTTACTTTTGCGCGGCGAGCACCCATCTTTCTTTTTAATCTTTCAGATGGAGAAATACGAATCATTCTCCCACCACGAATTGTATATCCTTTTACAGCAGAAAATACTTTACGACGTTGAACTTTACCACCACGAACACGCGCACGAATAAGTTTCTTACGACCCATGCGTTGAACATTCGCTTCTGCTATAATCTCTTTTACAACTTCAGCAACTGTTTTCATTTGTTTATTTTAAATGCAGTATTTTTCATTGCAAAATCAGCAACCTTCATAAATTGACTTTTGCTGTGAGAGATCATTCTTGTAATTTTTGCTTTATTTTGATCGTTTAATGCACCATGCGCTAAATGTATTGCTTTTGCAGTAGTAGCATCAACATTCATAGAAGTTCCATCAAGAAATTTTAATTTTTTTGCTTGATGTTTATCTACAATATCTTTAATGTGATCAATATTCTCTTCAATATTTTCTTCTGATAATTCAATTTCTTCGGCTTGAACACCAGGAAGAACTTCTTTAGCCATTGTTCCAGCAGGTTCGTATGGCACTGTAAATGTTAAACCAAGTTTTTCGTTAACATACAGCGCAACACGTTTTCCATCTGGGAAAATACGAATACCTCTACGCTTCAATACAAGCATATAAGGTGGATTAATTTCATCTTTTAATCTTGCAGCTTCTGAAATTTGATTAAGATCAGTAATTTCATAAGAGTTATTTACTTGCTGCATTATTCCACGCGCTTGTTTTAATTTTTGTAACGTAGAACGAAATTGCGTCATTGGAACATTACCTAATACTGATGATGGAACTTCTGACGTAAGTTTTAGATAATTAGTTCTTGCATTAGCAGAAATTTTATTTAAAATTTGATTTGCAGGCAGATCAGGATTTTTTGATGCGTGAGCCTGATACATCTTATGCCCAGCAATAGCAGCAGCAACATTGAGATCTTTCAATCCCAATGCTGATTTAGCAGCCATAACTTTTGCTCTGACTGTATCTTCAGGCTTCTTGGCTTTCTGTTGCATCTGCTGCGATGGATTCTCCATCGCTGCTTCCGTCAACTTCTGCTTGAGTTGTTTCAATCTCATTCGTTTCTACTTCTTGTGTTCCGATTAAATTAGAAGCAATCTCTACTTTTTTTACCTCAAGCGCATCAACAACTTTTTGTGATATTGCATTGTTAAAGGCTTGCATAAAAGCGTCTTTGTCTTGTGCTATAGCAGCATCTACGATGCTAACTTTAGCAAAATCATTATAATCGCTCATTACATCAGTATTCATTTCTGTATTTGTTTCAGTCATAATTCACTCCAATAAATTATTTAGTAATTGCAGTATTAAAAGCGGTATTAATATCAGGAGTTGCTGGACCACTCACAGCTTGTGTTTGTTCTGGTGGTGTCGTTGTAGGTTGGTCAGATTGCTCATCGCTCAATTCTGATTGCATACGCTCAATTCCTTCTTCATCAAAGTGAAGAACATGTTTACGAACCCATGCTTTCGAGAAATATGTTCCAACATATGGATCAATTTGTTGCATAAGTTGAAGACGAATAGCCATTAACTCAGATTCTTTGATTTCTGCGAAGTTATTATCTTTCAAGAAATCGTAATGAATTTTTTCTTTTAATTCTTGCCACTCATCAACTGAGCAAATACCTTTAAGCGCTAACTGACGTTCCATTAATTCATCAAACAAAATACTAAATTTAGATCTTAAACGCTCAACAAATTTACTGAACTTTAATTCGTCGCGCGTAATTTCTGTAGAACGACCAAGAGCAAATCCAGTTGTTGTTTCTAGACGAGAAACTGGTACATTTAAAGCCTTGTATAGTTTCTTTTCAAAATAGTTGACGTCAGATAATTCACCAAGATTTTGTCCTGCTGGGAGTGTTGTAATTTCTGTTGATTTACCTTCACCGCGACGTGGAATCCAAAAATCTTCCATCATTGAAAGGAATTTACGATCGTCCTTTACTTCACCAGTTGTGCTATCGTATACAACTTTGTTTCTAAACTTGGTCATAATATCACGAAGATATTGTTCTGATTTAATCTTCGGCATGTTACCAACGTCAATATAGAACACACGACGTTCTGGTGCGCGCGATAAACGATAGATAACAACTGCATCCTCAACCAAACGTAGTTGATTAAGTGGTTTGATTGCTTTATGCAAGAAAGAAAGAACTAGCATTCTTCTTGGATCCATCAAACCAGAATTCACATTGACAATTGCATCTGGTGCAATTTTTACGCTTGCATCTGTTGGTGAAGTTACAACAGTCTGACCTGTGGTTGTTGCTCTGTCGTTAAACACATAAAATTCTTGTGTTCCTTTAACAACTTCAACACCTGTACGTGGATCTTTTTCGCGTATAACTTGACGCGCTTTTTTAATTTTTCTTGGGTCAATGTAGACAAGATCTTGAATGCCCAGTCTTGGCTGTTTTTGATCAACCAAAACTTGATAATACAATCTTCCGTCAATATACCAACGACGAAATATATCTGCGCCTTCGTTTGAGAAATCTAACATACGAAGAACGTTTTGAAATTCTTCGCGAATCATGTCTTTAATATTATCTGGTTGTTCTAAATCATCAAGAATAATCGTAACCGTTTTTCCAGTTACGTCATGAACGATTGCTTCGTTTACGATATCATCAACCGCAGACTCAAGTTCTGGCTGCATAGCCATTTCACGATAACGAGTAATTAAATCGTTTTCGTTTTTAAAACTTGTTTCTAGATCGAGATAAGTTCCGAAATATCCGCCAGCGGATATATTCACTGCACCATCATCTGCAGCGGGTGCAGTGATTGCTGGTTGAATACTAACCTCTTCTTTTTTGCGCGCAATCTCGAAACCGAAAAGATTAATTGCCATATGTTACTCCATAATAAAACAAAAGGAGAGAAAATCCTCTCCTCTTGGATTTCAAATTTAGGCAGTTGTTGTGAATAATGAAGTA